AAGGGAACACAAATTTCAGGTCTAAATTCATATTAGCTAATACCAACTTGAGAAATTTCGAGGAGGTTATGCAAGCAGTCACCCACCCAGAAGCCTTTATGAGGCGATGGGATGTGATTGTTGATGTGATTCCGAAGGCTGAATTTTGCACTAAACCCAATGAGTACGACCCATGGAATCGTGTCGTCGATCCTTCGAAACTTCCAAAATACACAGAAAACACTCCTGGTTATGACGAAACAAAATCTCATCTTCTAGGTAGTAGTATAATAACTCCTGATATTTGTGACTACCACATCCAACGACATGTTCGAGGTGGTCTTAAAGTTATAGATACAGGTGTTGTCGTTGACTTCAAGGATTTGGTCTTTAAAATCCGTGAAATATATGTTAATAAATGTAACTGGAATGAGACTTTCCAGGAAGGTTTGTCGCAAACCATTAAAAGTTACAGAAAGGTCTACGACTGTGAAAATATGGAGGAAGAAGAACAAGAACCTCAGTTTGATTTTACTTCGGACACAGAAATTGAGCCCGAGATCAATCACACTGATCATTTGCCAGATCAAGTCTTGCATGTTGCGTCAGATACAACTGTTAGGTTCATGTTGAGTCCTATGTGGGAAGCACGTATACAGAATGTTTCCCACCATCATACTGGTAATTTCTTGTTCATTGACAACATAATGCCATTAATTTGGCGTCAAACCGTCCTAGCAGATATTAGCTTTGATGGTAATCAAGTTGTATCGCTCATTTTTAGTGAGCTTGAACGTGTTGGTTACAACTTGCTTGAGAGTGAGTGCAAGCCTATCGCTATAAACCGCGATGAGTTTGTTGATCACATTATGGCACAGTTGATCGGTAGAGACCATCCTTATATCAGTAGAAAGATTTGGGATAGGTTATATGCCGATAGTGAAAATTTCGTTTTCACATTGAGAAATACAATAACAGCCCCTTCATGGGCTCTTGCTATAAGAGATGCTTATAAAGCTTCCTATGCCTGGGTATATTCCTTGGGTGCTAGAGCTCTCAACTTCTGGTCTTCCGTCATGGTTGATGGTCAGGGTAGTTTCTTTACCAGCATAGCTGTTAGCTTTGCTTCTGGAGTAATGGCCTTTGGCTTAATTGATCTTGTATGTAAGATGTTTACTGGTGAGCCATACATGGATTTCTTAAATGGTATGATAATTGGGAAACGGAATGAGAGCCAATCCGGAGTCAGGTCTGAAAGACTTCGAAGAGCTCGTGTTGTTAGGCCTCGTGGTGTTCAGCCACAGTCGTCCATCTTCAAAAACCCAAATAGTAATTTAGCCCAGATCATGAAAACGATCCGGACTCATAACTGTTTTGAGGTTTGGATGCCTATGCCTAAAGAACAACGCAAAGGCACTGAGACACATTACAGGCCAGGGTTTTCATTGGGCGTTCGCGGACGTACCATGATGTTACCCTACCACTTCCTTTCTGCTCTTGATTCAGATTTGGAAGCTGGAGTTATTTCAAGTAGTGATCTGGTTTATTTCACACGTGCGGGCCACACCTATAAGGCAGTCGAACTTACAGTCGAAGAAGTCCTTACTGCACTCTTGAATATAGAAGAAGCTATGGAAGAAGATATAGCCTTCCTGGCCTTGCCTAAGCAAGTCAATGCTTTCAAAAGCATTGTCAGTTATTTTGCCCCTGAAAGGTTTCACGATACCTATACCAAGGTTCGTATTGCCATAATGATTCCACGCGAAGATTACATCGTGGAAACAACTGTTGCCAAACAAGTTGAAAAAGTGCCTGTTGGTGGTGGTAAAACAAATTGGGAACCTTTCACTATAGGTCATGCTTATCAATACGATTCGTGTACCGATAAAGGTGACTGTGGCTCCCCTTCGTTTGTCCAAGATAATTCGACAGGACATCCTCTTATAGCCATGCACGCGGCTGGAGGAGGAAATACTGGTTTTGGAACTAGGCTTAGCCAAGAGAAAATATTGGCTTGGCTTAAGATAGTAGATGACGTAAGAGGTCACTTCTTTGCTGAGGAGCTTTACCCTCTTGAAGTAGTTCCTAGTGATGAACCTGTTCGTCCCAATGTCGTTTTACATGGTAAGATCAGTCCAGACTCTGCCGCTCCGAGAGCGGCTCTTGCGAGCAGGATTGTTCGCTCACCTTTGCATGGCCTACTGGGACCAGTGGAAAAATTCCCTGCTAGGCTTGGTCCCTTTTATGATGATGAAGGGACTTTAATTAAGCCTATGGAAAAAGCACTTTCTCGCTATTGTGAGGAAGACAAACATATACCTAGTGAACTCATTCAAATTGCCATAGAATCTCTTAGAGACTCGCTTGAATACAATTCAAAGTTCTTCGTCAAAAGAGAAGTTTTGGATTATGTTACAGCAGTCACTGGAGACAATAGCGGTATATTTGCAGGTATCCCTCGCGGTACCTCCGCAGGTTTTCCTGATTGTATGAAACCAGGTGGTTCTACCAAGGCTAGATTTTGGGGTTCTACTGAAATTTATGACCTTGAGAATCCTCTTGCTACAGAGCTTGAGGACACGGTTGCTATCGTATTAAGTTTTGCCAGACAAGGAATCCGTGTTAGGCACTACTTTTTGGACTTCTTGAAGGATGAAAGACTCAAGATTTCTAAAGTTGAAGCTGGGGAGACTAGGCTCATATCAGCATCTCCCACACCACTTCTTATTGCTTTCCGTATGTATTTCGGGAGCTTTATAAAGTGGTGCGTCGCCAATAAGATTGCCAATGGCTTTGCTATTGGTATCAACGAATACAGTGAAGATTGGAACTTGCTTGCACGTCTCCTCTTACAATTCGGTGGAGCTGGAATAGGCGCTGGTGACCACAAAGGCTTTGACACTAAGCACAAGAATTCAACCTCTTGGGCTATCCTTTACCTTATTAACGATTGGTACGATGATGGTGAGGAGAACAGGTTAATACGTGAAACTCTGTGGCTTGAAATAGTCAATAGTTATCACATCAACTTAGGACGGATCTTTGAATGGTCTTGTCCTCTGCCATCCGGTTCTCCACCCACTACCATGTTCAATTGTATGCAGAATGCTCTTAATTTTAGGATTTGTTCATATATGCTTATAAGTCCTACCTTTGATTTCAATAAATATGTGTATGCTTGTTTCTTGGGGGATGATAATGTCTTCTCAGTACATGCAGATTATCAATATTTGTTCAATGAAGTCACACTCCAACAAGCCATGTTGAAAATTGGCTATGTTTATACTCCAGAAGATAAAGATTTAAAAGAGTTTGGAGGTCCACGTGACATTACAGAAGTTTCCTTTTTAAAAAGGAAGTTTAGAAAGCATGAGAAAACAGGTACTTACATGGCTCCACTTGAG